AAGGGCTTCCAGGTTGATCTCTTCTTTTCCCTGGGCGTTGACTGTAATCCCCTGGGGAGCAAGCTTGTACTTGGCTCCAATGGCCTTGATACCGCCCACGTAGTCGGAGACCTTTTTGTTGCCGGAGCCACCGGCTCCGCCTTTGCCTTTACCCGCCTCCGGTGTAATCTCCTTAATACTGATCACACCGAGTTCGGCGGCTTTCTTGAGGACATCCGTGGATTTATCCGGGTTGGCCTCCATTACCTGGAGCATCTGGGTAATTTGCGCGGGGGTGCCTTTAATCTCCCACCCGGGGTTCTCGCCGTCTCCAGCGAAGCTGATGGTCATGGGGTCGGCCTCTCCAGCGGAAAAGCGGACATCCACCGGGGCGCCTTCGGGGTTCAGGTGCTTCTGGATATCCACCACGGTCTGTTCGGGGGTGGGAGAACTGGCAGCCACCTTCATGGCCACATTGAGAGCCGCCACGCCACGATTCAACCGGGCGTTGGCTTCATTCAGCTTCTGCTGCTCCTCTCGAAAAGCGTTATCTTTGCCCCGCTGCTCCTGCCTTGCACCGAAAGCCATATTCCACCGGTTGTCTTCGGCGGCCCGGTCCTCGTCTCTATACTGTTTGTGCAGCTCCAGGCGCTTGCCTTTCACCGCACCGCCGGAAACCCCTTCCATCATCTTTGAGAGTCCGTATCCTAAATCCATCACGCCTCCTTTACCGGCCCCAGGCACTGGTGCTGTATACAGGTTGGGATTGCGGGGTCATCATCTTGTTCATCATGTAGAGCTGGGTGAGGTTCCCGGCGGTGTTACCAAAAGAGTTCCAGGATTGAGCCGAGGTGTTGTTGTAATTCGCGGCGGCGTTGGCATGCATCCCGGCCATGTTGCCATAGGTCTGGGCGTTACCGGCAAAACCTGCCTGGGCGTTGGCTGGCAGGCCCTTCCCGATACTGGCGGCGTTCATCATGTTTGCAAATCGCTGCTGCTTCGCTTGCTCCGTCTTTACCCGGGCCTCTTCCAGCGCCGCATTCTCCGCGTTGGTTTTTGCTATCCGGATATTCGTCTTCGCCCCGATGCGCCCGCGCTCGATGGCACCCTGGGCCGCCTGCTCCATACCGCCGCCGTACTGGTACCGGCCTCCCATGGCCCGGGCCGTAGTGGCGGAGGCGTTTGCGAAATCCCGATCCGTGGTGGCCATCATTCTTTCGAATCCCACCGGCATCACCGCTTCCACAGGCACAGCCGGTGCCGACGCTTCCTTCACAAGTTGATCTTCCAGCGGCGCAAAAGTCTCCAGGTATCGATCCCACTGCTCTTCCGCCAGATCGGCAGAGCGGTTGGCTGCGACACCTGCCAGGTCAGCGGATTTTTCCATGGCGGCGGTCTGCTTATCCGCCGATTTACTGGCCTTGCGGGAACCGTATACCGCTGCCCCGCCCGCTACCGCTGCTGCTCCTAAAATCGCTGTGCCCGTTGCAACCGCCATCTAAAGCCTCCTTACGTAGTGCGTCTCCATGGCCACGTAGTGCCGGGAGGTGTACATCGCGTCAGCGGGGGTCTCACCAAGTACGGGGTTCAGGCTCACCATGATGATGGCCGTGGCACCCTGCTCCCGGCCCCAATCCTCCAGGGCGGCCAGGAGTTGCTTGCCGAACCCTTTGCCTCGGTGATCCGGATCCACCCACATAAAAAACTCCTGCGCCAACCGTGATCCGTCATGCCAGAGAGGAGAGAAGACGCCACCGCAGATCATCCCCACGGCCGTGCCGTCCACATCCGCCACCAGGCACACCGCATTATCACTGAGGGACACCCGGCCCATTGCTTTTGCAAAATCGGAAGAGTTGTATCCAACCCCGAAGCAATTCAAACCCGATGTGCTGTGAAAAACCCATCCCATTGCATCGAGACGAGGCATATCCTCTTTGGCAGCAGGTCGTATCTTCATTGGATCACCTCCGCAGCCCTGAGGGCCGCCAGTATCGCGTTGATTTTTCCACCCAGGGCATTCAGCTTTGACTCAGCGCTCGGAATGACATTGGTCACCAGGTCATCGCGCAGGGCGTCGGCATCCGCAGGGGCGTCGGCAGGGTCTGTGATGGTATGGGATGCGGTGGCGTCGGTAATAGCAGCCTGTCGTTTCAGGGCGATGGTCTGGGCATCGCTTTCGGGGATATCGGTCAGCGTGAGGCCGTGACCGGCCTGGAGCAGCTCCTTCACTGCGAAGGTAAGAGTCCCCTCTTCGATGTTTAATGTGATGTCGATGCCACGGCCTTCCAGGAACAGGGGGTTCACCACGTTGAAGGCTTCCCGCTCGAACAGCTGACCAGACTCCTCCACGGCGATGGTCTTGACCGCATCCTCCGTCAGGATCTGTCGCACCACGGCGACAGCCCCGGGGGTGGAGCCGTCACCGGTGCGGATGATCTCGCCGCCGTGCCGCACAGTGTTCTGATCCACACCCTCCAGGGCGTCCAGGCGCAGGCCGATCCGTGAGAGGATCTGGTTCAGGGCAGAGAGGGAGAGGGCCGGGATCTGATAGTTTTGCTTGCTCTTAGCCATGGATCGTCACCTCCTTGACCGTGCCGGTGCCGATAAACTCCACGTCCAGGGTTCGGCCCGCGTCTTCGGGGCGAAGGCCGAGACGACGGCCACGGTCCGTTGAAAAGTCCATGGTCTTGGTGGCCTTGATCTCATCATCCACCCGGATGGTGAGGGCAACATCTCCGGATCCGGCCACAATGACTCGATCCCACGGGACATCATCTTCCCCGCCATGGGTGAGGTGGCCGGAACGCCAGGTGTAAGAGCCGGTGGCTCCGGCGTCGATATCCACAATGCGACCGGAGACAATGGCGTACAGGCCGCCGTCCGAGGGCCGCTTGTATGCTGCTGTGGCCACGGTGCTTCGGGTGGTCCACTCTTTATGCGCGTATCGGAGACACCCGGCGCTGTGAAAGAGCCACGTGACCCCGTCGTTTTCAGCGAGGATGGCACCGGCAGGCTCGATGTTCTGCTTGAACCAAGCCTCGTCAAAAGGGCCGCCCGTGACCATCTGGGTTTCATAGAGATTAAAAAGCGCGATTCCGCTATCTGAGAGATAAAGGATCCCTTTGGAGGTGGCGCAGGCGGCGGTGCCGATACACGGTTCCTCACCCAGGGGCTCGGACTGCTGAAGCAGCTCCGGATGGGTGCCGTCCACACGGAAAGGCGAAGAAGCCAGGAGCACGGCCACGGACCCGCCGAAGACCATCACCGTCTTAATGGTGTCCGGAAAATTCATGGTGTAGGCGGCTGGCCAGGCGTCCGGGAAACCTGGCTCGGACCAATAGAGGGTGGAACCCTTCCAGCCGAAGAGCATCCCGCTATGGGGCTTTCGCGTTATGCCGGTGAGTTCCGGAGGCTTGGCCCAGACGATCTCCACACCCTGAGCGGAGGTGTAATAAGTGGTGCAGCCGGGGCCGAGGTCTGTGAGGTTGTCGGTGTAGGTGGCGGTATCCACAGGCAGGGTGGCCACGAGCTGTAACACGCCGGTGAGCTCCCCGACGCGAAAGAGGTTCCAGTGGGTCACCAGCGCGGGCGGTTCGGGGCGGGTTACGTTGACCTGATTGCTGTCGGCAACAAGGGCACCGGAGAGAGCACCCAGGGGGGATTGGTCTGTAAAGCCACCCACATCACGGGTCCAGGTTAGGGCGTATTGCACGGTGTCCGCGATGTCACCGGCACCGTTGAGGGCCGTCGTGGGCGCTTCCGGGGCATCCTGCCCTGCATCAGCGGTGACACCCGCGATGGTCTTCTTTAAGGTGCCGCCATCCAGGAAAAAGAGGAGGTCATGGTTGTTGATGGGCCAGGAGAGGTAATAACGATCGGTACCGGTGAGCCAGGAGCCGCCATGCTCATGCAGGGTGTTACCGGATCCGGCGGCCACGTCACGATTTCCACGGGCGGGGCTGAGCTTGCCGTCTGCAAGGTCCACATTATGTGCGACCTGTGCATAGCCCTTGCGCAGCTCCGGTGTGTACCGGGGAGCGATGCCGTGGATTGTGCCGATCACAATGCGTCTCATCCGGGCCTCACATCGTCAAAGGCCGCGCCGGTCTGGCGGGCGAAGTAGGTGCGTTCGTTGATGGTCAGGGCGTCTCCGCGCTCCACCTGGGAAAGAGCGTGGACCACGGTGCCCTGGTCCCGGCTCTCCAGACAGAGGAGCCCGGCAGCGGTGACGCTGACGCCGTCCATGGTGCCGGGAGGGATGAGCGGGTCAATGGGATCCGACTCGCTGACCATGGGAAGCGGTGACGCACAGTACAGGATCTCCACCACCTCACCGGACGTGCCGGGTGGGTAGAAGGTAAGGGTCCCGGGGTCTGAGAGTTCAAAGCCGAAGGATTCCCGGCGTGTCTGCTTGGGCCAGAGGGGAAGGCCCTCTTTGGTGATGCGCAAGGGGAAGCCCCAGGGGCGTTTCCCAGCTTCTTCACAGAGCCGGTCCATCCAGAAAACCACGTCCGTGCCATTCAGGGTGATGGTGATGCTCTCTTTAATAAGGTGATTGTCCAGGGCGATTTCTTCGAGCACGGCGTAAATCTCTTCAGCCACCTCGGTTCGGGTGTAGCGCTCGTGATCGGGGTCATCGGCGGCAAGGGCCGTGGCATCTATCCAATTTTTCCAGGTGTTCATGATGTCACGTCCTCCAGATTGCCGAGGTACTGGCTGTGACGGCGCAGGGAGGCCATGGAACGCTCCCACCTGGCGCTGTAGACCCGCGCCTTGCCCTGGTCCATTCGTTTCCGGGACATGCCGAGCAGATTCGCCGCAGCGCCGAACCGAAGCCGACGAATGCACCAGGCGGGAAGGCCATGGGGGATATCTCCCTCAGAGGAGACCACGGGCCTTCGGATGTACGTGGCGACGATGTTCCCGGCAATGGGCACCACACCACGCAAAATACCGCCTTCGGCTGTCCGGATCAGAGGCACACCGCCCACGGTGCGGACGGCAGGCCCGGAGGATTCTGTGGTGATTCGGGTGCCGTCGGCTGTCTCCAGAAAACGGATCACCCCGAACTCATCGGTGCGCACACACTGAGAGCCGGACGCCCCGGGGACATTCAAAAGGCCGATCTGGTTGTAAGCAAGGGTGTCGCCAAAGGCGTATCGAGGCCGTCCCACTTGATCGATGCGCCGGAAGCTGTGGTCCTGCTCTCCCACGGAGGACGGGAGCACCACCTGGCCGGTGAGTCCATCGAGTCGGGCGGAAAAGATCTGGATGCAGTCGGTGGGGAGGGTATAGACCTGCTGGCCCTCCACCACCGGCAACAGATAAACGGTGCGCAGCGCACCCGTGGACCGGGCCATCTGGAACAGGACCCGGTTGAGCACGGCCATCACTTCACCCCTCATCCAGCGGCGGCCATTGCGGCGAGTACCGCGATAGTCACCGGCCAGCTTCAGGGTGTCGTCAATGACACGTTCCACGGTATGGGCTGCTGCAATACTCATTCGCCGTAAGCCTCTTTCTCGGTGATGGTGCCGTTGGTTTTGAGAATCTGCTTGAAGTGAACGGCTTCGGCGGCGGTGATGCGGCGGATGAGGGTGACGCCGAAGCGGGAGGCTTCGCGGTTCACCTTGTGGCGGCGCATAACCACACCATTGTCATCCTCTTTCTCAACCACAGGCTGGACGGCATGCCTGAACGCTTCAAGATAGCTCTCGTGAACGGGAACGATCTCATTCCGCTTGATGGTCAAACGCTTGCCATTAACCGATACCGTCACTATCTCAGGCTCCACCGAGCCTGCCTGCCGCTCTTCAATCCGGAGCAGGCAATGATCCAGCTTGTCTTCTTCCTTTTTCTCCAAGGTTTCGCCTTGGACATCATCTTTCTTCGTCATGGTTCTCTCCTTGTGCCCCGGGCGACACTCGCCGCCCGGAGGGTCAGAGGTTTAGGGATCAGCTGGGATCTTCGGTGGCCGCCACTTCGATCCGGGTCATCAGGTCATCGTTGAGAATCAGGGCGGCATGCCAGAACTTCCACCCGATGCTTCCGCGCTGGCCCAGGGGATCGCTCTTGGACGGCTTGGGATTAACCACCGCCACCTTACCGGAATGGACCCCGGTGAGGGGGACCGTGCCCCAGGCGTCCGGAGCCACGACGATCAACGGGTAAACGTCAACTGCCGCGGCTGCGCTGGTGGTGGCGATCATGTCTGCATTTCCCGCCCCGACATCCGCCCATGGGCCGACATGGGTAGAAATCTGCCAACGGATTTCTTCCACCTCGCCGATCTCATGGGGCAACGCCGACTTGGGATCGCCGTAATCTGCCTTTTTGGTGAACCCGGCAACAGCCTCCAGGTCCGCCTTGCAATCGGGGTGAGCCATCCCGTAGAAGGACGCCGGAACAGAGCTTGTCCCGTACTTGGCCGAACCATCCAGGAGCTCCATGAAATGCGGGGCGTTGTTGTTCAACATGCCCCGGTTCACCTTCTTCAGGATCCCACGGGAGATAGGGGTGTTGACCGCAGCGCGGGAGGATCCGTTCGCATAGAACACACTGGTTCCGCCCTTGAGAACGCTGAGATTCAGCACTTCGCGAGTGTCCTTGATCTGACGCGACTGAAGGCCCTGAAACTCGTTGAGGACCGGGTCTTCGTGTGTATCCTCGACCACATCCGTGATACCGATCCAGTCCCCGTACTGCTGAAGGGTGACCGTCACGTCCACGTAAGTTGGTTTGGTGGCGGACGGCGTGACGCCTTCCACCATCGGTGAGTCAGAAACAGCCAGGGCGAGGTAACGCCGGAACTTCAGGGTTTGACCACTGTTCTTGGTCATGGGTTTGGTCTGTGCGGTCCGCTCCGTGATCAGGTTGGGATTCGTGCGCTTGAGCAGTTTCGCATACGACTTGGCACCAGTTCTGGGGGAGATATCCCCGTATTCAGTATATTCACCCATGGTTCTTCTCCTTACCCCGCCCTGGGCGAGGCTTACTCTTCAAGCTCTTCGTCAAAAGCCTCTTCGACGGACTGAGCTTCGTTATTTTTCTTTCCACCACCGGAACCGCCCTTTGTGCCGGGAGACGGCGCGCCGGTCATCTGGTCCCGGAGCAGGTCACCGGTTGACTGACCACGGTCGTGGGCTTCCGCCCCCTGTTTGGCAGCGTGTTCCTTGTACCGATCCAGGACGCGAATGGCAGCAATGGGGTCCGAGATCTGGGTCAACGTGGGGTCCAGTTTGGATTCCGTGTCGAACCAGGACTGGTACTCCGGGGAATTCATGATGCTGTAGGCGTCAGAGTGGCCTTTGACGTACTGGCCGTCAGACCCGTACGAGCCTGCAGTAACTCCACGTTCAAACTCCAGCTGCATCAAGCGGTCGTTCACATCGCCCACGGCAGATGGATCAAAATCTCCGAACCGCTGCTTCACTATCCGCTCGGCAATGGCGTTTGCCGCTTTTTCGAACATGGGGTCATCGCCCAGATATGCAGCGATGTCGTCAGGCAGGGCATCGGCGTCTCCGCCGGAGTCCTGGCCGTCGGTTACACCCTGCCCGTCAGATTTCGCCGGGGGAGCGCCACCCAGCTTCTTGCGCAGCTCAGCGTTTTCCTGAGCGAGGCGGGTTCCCCACGCCTTATTCGCCTCCATTTGCCGCTGAAGCTCTTCTGTGCTGGCAGGGGATTCATCCGCCCCCGGTTCGCCAGCGTCTCCACCGGCATCGGATCCGGAACCATCCGAACCGCCTTGGCCTCCAGTTCCCTGATCATCGCCTCCGCCCTCACCGGAACCAGTAGGATCACCCACTCCAGCTTGACTATCGTCGGTTTCAGGGGCATCGGCCCCGGCAGGGATAGCTCCGCCGTCATCAGAATCACCGTCAACCTCTTCACCAAACATGGTCTCAAGCTCCTCATCGGTGATCTCCACATCGTCTTTTTCTGTGTTGGGGGTTTCGGTGGTGGTCTCTTGACTCATTGGTCTTCTCCTTGGGAAATTTCGGGAATCCGTCCTTACCGGGGCCATCAGCTTCAGGTTACTGAAGCGAAAACATGGGAGTCCCGGTGGTTTCGGGCCGTATGATCTCGCCGGTTAGTCCGGCGGAGTATCCAGGTTGACCGGGCCATCAGGCTCCGGTTGGATGTCCCTCTTTTCTGCCAGCTTGTGAGGGAGATTCAGTTGGTCCTCAAGGTTTTGTGCGATACCCTTGAAAAAACCGTGGTCCTCTTTGGTCAAGTTTCGCGTGCGGAGATTTGCAACAGCCGTGGCAAACTGATTGCGCAAATATTTTTGATAATGCGGCCAGTCTTCCGAGGTCATCAGCCGGACCAGGGCTTGTTCATGATCAGAGAGCGCCATCCATTGCTCCTTCCGTGGGCGGTTGCGGGGCCATGGCGGCCATGCGCTGCATGGCCCGCTCGTCCACTTCTTCGTCGGTACGCCAGAGTTCTTCCGGATCAAAATCCCGGATTTTTGCCAGCTCGGCGAGCTGGGGGCCAACCTTTGCGTATTCGGAGGTGATCTTGTTGGAGAGGGCGAACTGGAGAAGGGAGAGAAGGCTGGCCCCGCGCACTGATTTGTCTTTGTAGGATTGATAGCCCCGGGCATGGGGCGTGAAATCGCCTTTCAGGGATTCGTCGCCACAAGCCATGCGCCAGTGGTAAAGGGAGAGGATCGTGGGGGCGATGATGCCATTGTCCTGATTGCTGATGATGCCACCCATGAGCTTGTTGCCGGACTCAAGGAGCTGGTTCGCTTCAAAGGCGGTGCTATTCTTCTTCGCGGGCATCCCCTCTAATAACTTTGTGATCCCGGTTTCTTCGTCCCCCTGCTCCTTGAACCAGCGGACCAATTCGGGAGTGTTGCCGGTGATATCCGGAGGGGCAAAAAATTCAATGGCACTGCGGACGTCTTGAACGCTCTCATGGACTTCAAAGGACTTTCCCGGGTACAGGGAACGGTTCTGGCCAGGGGCAAGCATGCGGGGGTTAAATGTTGTAAGGAGATTGGTGGAAAGGGCCTTATTATCCAGCATTCCACGGACAAGGCCGTTAATGATCATCTGCGTGTCTTCCACATCTTCGGGGATGCCGACACCGGAGGCCTCATGGGGAAGATCCTGCCACTTGGCGATGTAGACGTGACGGTACGGAACAACGCTCTCCACCGGCGGACGGATAACGCGGGGGCCCCGGAGGCCCTTTACACAGACACAGTAGACTTCCACTTCGTCTTCGCCGGAACCGGACTTGTCTCCGGCGGCTGATTCGGAGAGGTATTTTTTCGGAACACGGCCCCAGAAGTAGATAACGGGGATTACGCGCTTGCGGGCGCTGAAGGCTGCGCGGTGGGGGGCGTCGGATTCATCGCCGCCGCTGTTGCCTTCGCGGTCTGACGGGTTGCGGAACGAAGACAACACTTCGTCGATGGCACCCTTGTCATAGCCCGGCTGGCTCTTAAGGCTGGTAAACTTGCCCCGACTCATATAATCCACCACGGCCGCGCCTTGCCCCTGGTGGGGATCGTCGTTCTCCAGGTCCCAATAGGTGTCCCATATGCTGGGGCAGTCAAAGGCCACCTGTTCCACGGTTCGTGCCTGCATGGTGTGGCGACCGTACTGGCTGTAAAGCTGGTCGGGATATGCCATCTGGGGGCCCGGGATCCCGAAGTTTACCCCCATCACCTGGCGCTGGCGGAGGACCGGGCCGCGCATGGCATTGACGCCGTAGATGGCCCCTTCGAGCAGGGAGGTCAGAAAGTGCTGAGCGGCCCTGGCGTCCTCCAGGTCTTCGGTAATCCGAGCCTTCATGCGTTCGCAACGGGCCTTGAGTTCTTCTTCAGGCAGCTGTGGCGTCATTCCGTCGGGTGCCTTGGACGTTGTGAGGGACCAGGGAAGCTTTCCGGACTGAAGCATCACGGAGGCCACAGAGGTAAAACCGGCCATGACCTTTTGCTTGGTATATTTAACGAAGACCTTGCTGCGCCACTCGTTCCCTTCCGTGCCCCGCCACTTCTTGAGATTGCCAGAGTCGTACCGGCCACGGAAGGCGTCGTAATTGCGACGCCACTGAGGTTCCAGCTGGCTCTTGCGCTCGTCGGCGAACCACTTGAAGAGATCGTCCACAATGTATTTAGCCAGCTTATCTTCAGACATCAGACGCTCCCGATACGCTTCTTCCAGACCTGATCCACACGGCGATGACGGACCAGGCGGCCCTTTTCATCCCTGGTCACCTCAGCGGCAAAGGCCCGGATGATTACGTTCTTCTTCCAGAGAAATTCCCAGAACCCCGGCTCCTCGACCCGTGCAAAATGTTTCTTCAGCTCCTTGTTCCTGGGCTCCCGGCCCTCGATGCTCCGGATGGCCTGAAGGCATGCACCCACGATCATCGTCAGGTGCTGGCTGTCCAGATCGTCACGGAGCTTCATGCCGGGTTGCATGCATTCCTGGAGGAGAGGGTTCATTCGTCAACTTCCTCGTCGAAGTCTTTTTCGGGGTTTGATTTCTTGGCGACGCCCATTTTCATCAGCTGGATCTCCACCCGGCGGCGGGGGGTCTTCTCATTTTCGGTGGTGTCAATCGACACAGCGACCACCTTGCCGATGGCCTTGATGTCTACCTCATCACCGGCAGAAAGTTTTTTGGCCTCCGGAACCATGCCGAGTTCTTCCGTATGCAGGGTGAGACGCATCCCCCAGGGGTATTCCTCACGATCCGGCTCACAACAGACCGAGCGATCTTTTTTTAGTTGGGCCTTTGTTTTCTTGGGCCGCTTTAAACTGCGAAGTTTCATTTACCCCTCCAGGGTGACGAATTCGGCTCTCTGTTCTTCCCGGGCGATCTCTTCAGGGGTCCGGGGCTTCCACATATCGTTCAGGCGCTGACAGAGCAGCGCGAGGGAATCGATGATGTCTTTACGCTTCCCGTGGGGAAAACGGATGATTTGCTGCTCTGTATCCCACAACCATTCGGGTTGATTGGGGCCTTTAGCGGGAAGCCAGATCCCACCCTCTCGGGCACGCCCCTGGAAGGGCCTGGCTTTCGCCACCTTATCCCCGGCGGGCATCACCCCGCCGCCGGGGATATTGAGGTAAATGCCGGTCTCCCTCATCTTGAGCTTGAGGAACGGCATGATGGTACGTTGGATATTTTCCGCTTCGAGATCAAAAATCTCGGGTTTCCAACGGGCCTGTAGGTCAATGAGCTTATTGACGATGGTCAGGGAGTTCCAATGGCCATACGCCACTTCAAGCAGGTAAAGATCCCCTTCCGTGTCCAGACCCGCAATCGGGAATGCTGTATGGCAAGCCGTCTCCTTCTCAGAGATGGCAAGATCACCGGCAGCATAAATACGGAGAATACGGGGCCGTTTTTGATATCGCGGAAACCACTTGAGCTGGAAATATGCGTTCTCATCGTCCGGAGCGGGGTCGAGGAGATACTGGCAGGAGTAGATAAACAACCCGACGGATGGGTCTCGTTTAAGAGCCTCCAAATGTTCACGGGGGTATTGCACCGGCCACAGGCTGTGCCAGACACCGTCTTCATCAACCCACTCTGCCGGGCGCTTGAAGGTGGTATAATCCCCGGACTCCTCCATGGTGCGGTGGAGGTCCCCGTCGTTGTAGATTGTTCCACAAACTTGCAGGTTGCCGCCGGGGGAAAGGATAGAACTCCGGACAAGACCGAAGTTTGCAATGTTCTTTTTGATCTGATCGGAAGTTGTGACCACTTCAGGGGTAACGAGGTCATCACCCTTGATGCGAGGGAAATGGAGGGAGGTGGGCATGTTATCCAGGCCGTAGCAACCGATGGACGGTTCCTGTCCCACTCTGGGGTGGCCAGGGAGCACAATTTCTTCATCAGACCACCGGACACCGAGCTTTCGGGTATCCCGTTTAGGGTCAGACCAACACAAATCCGGCCAGAGTCGTTTGAGGGTTTCATTGCTTTCAAACTGCTGCTTAATGGGCCGGAGCTTCCACTTTGCCCGCTTGGAGTTGTCGCAGAAAATTGCGATGGGGAGAGTTGGATCTTTGAGGTGTTGGCGAATGGTGTCGGCGGTGTTGAAGATATAAGTCTTACAGTGACCGCGAGGCAGCAGATACAGAGAAAGATGCTTGTCCTTCTGGATCTCATCGGCAAACTCCTTGTGAGGATCCCAACAGAGCCACCAGAAGCCGAGGATGTATTTAGCCATGAAATAGAGATCATTGAGTGCCAACTCCCGTAACGCATAATCCTGTTCATGAAGCGGTAGACTTTCTAACTCGATCAAGAATTGATCGTACATTGGATCCGGGCGATACAGGGGGTTGACCGCTTCCTGTGCCTGTGCCATTGTCACCGCCTTTGCCGTACAGACCGGGGAGGCCAAGTTTTGCCTTGATCACCTCGACCACCTCTTTGGCCGCATCCATCCGCATCTTCAGCTCAACGTTATGTTTTTTCCCGTCGAGGTCTCGGAGATCATTGTCGGCGATGGATTTGAAAAACTTCTGAATCTCTTCCACTACCTCCAGATCCGTCCCGACACCGTCTTTGATGTGCTGCTTGATCCGTTCTTCCGCGACATCCATGGCGGCCTCCACCGCCTTCTGCTCTTCAGCCCGAACCACTTTCAGGTACCGGGCCACGGTGGACTGATTGACGGAATCTTCATGGCTTCGCTTGTGCAGCTCTTCGGTCAACAGCTCGGCGATCGCCTGGGTAGTGTGACCATCCCGCGAAAGCTCCAACGCCATTTCACCAAGCCCATGTTTGTCGATCTTTGATTGCGCCATAGTCTCCACCTGTGTAATTCACCCATATCACGGGTTTTCAGGCGTCCTGCGAGACGAACCGGGATACATACCAAACGAACCGGAATGAACCCAAATGGACCCAATAAAACTCTTGACACAAAAAAAGGGCACGCTCTCGGTTGTGCCGAAAGTGTGCCCTCTCTTTTTGTGCTATTGTGCCTGGTTTGTGCCTAACG